CTGGCAGTTATGCTCTTAATGCTTTACTTAGTGGGTCGATATATGGAGGTTTGGCCTCAAACAAAATTACAGCATTCGCTGGAGAAAGTGCAACTGGGAAAACGTTCTTTGTACTCGGTCTTGTCAAACAGTTTTTGGCAGATAATCCTACTGGTGGGGTTTTGTATTTTGAGTCTGAATCTGCTATAACTAAACAAATGATTGAGCAACGAGAAATAGATACTACTCGTATGGTAATTTTACCAGTTGCTACAATACAAGAATTTGCTCATCAGGTTACAAAAATACTTGATAAACATCTTGAAAGTGAAGATCCAAAACCATTGATGATATGTCTTGATAGTCTCGGAATGTTGTCTACCTCAAAAGAAGTAGGAGATATTGCTGAGGGTAAAGAGACAAAAGATATGACAAGGGCCGCACTTGTAAAAGGCGCATTTAGAGTATTAACACTTAAAGCAGGTAAAGCAAAAGTTCCCGTATTAGTTACGAACCATACTTATAGTCAAGTTGGTGTAATGTTTCCTACACAAGTTATGGGTGGCGGTACGGGTCTTTATTATGCTTCAAGTAATATTGTGTTTCTTTCAAAACGTAAAGAGAAAGATGGTACAGAAGTTATTGGTAACATTATTCATTGCAAAAATCATAAATCTAGATTGACTGTAGAAAATAAAATGATTGATGCATTAGTAACTTATAATAAAGGATTGGATCGTTGGCATGGTATGTTAGAACTTGCTGAAGAAGCTGGAATTTTCAATAAAGTATCAACAAGATTTGAACTTCCAGATGGTACAAAATTATTTGGTAAGGCAATCATGCAAGATCCTAAAAAATATTTTACTGAAGAAATAATGTTAAAAATCGACAAATATTGTCAGGAGAAATTTCTATATGGAACAACAAAAGACAATGAAGAAGTGGTACAAGATGGTGAAGAATCCTCAGAATGAAGAGGATGATCAATTCGCTTTTGCTATCACTAAAGGTAAATTTAAAGATGTTATTTATAAGTATAATCGATTTGGATTGATAGAACCAGAGGAAACTGAAGAAGAGTTGAAATATCGGTTCGAATATGATATACTTGAAATACCTGGAGAAATCAGAGATAAGAAATATTCTGATACTGAGGGTGTAGAATTTGAAAAATTAATAGGCGACATTTTAATAGAAGTAATTCAAGAAAACATAGATTTAAATACAAACGAAGATGACGAGGATAGAGGACACGATACTGAAGAATCTGATATTCAATGATGAATATACCAGAAAATCTCTTCCATATTTAAAAAAAGAATATTTTACAGATCATAATGATAAATTTCTTTTTGAAGAAATAGAAAATTATGTGAATAATTTTAATGTTCTTCCTACCAAAGAAGCCTTAATTATAGAGATTGGAAATAATTCAAAACTTACTGAAGATCAATTTGGTGATGTTTCTAAAAAAGTTACTGAATATTTTGAAAATAAAGAAAATACAGAAACCGATTGGTTACTTGAAACCACAGAAAAATTTTGTCAAGATAAAGCGATTTATAATGCAGTACTTGAATCAATAGGTATTATAGACAATCAAAAAGAAACACAAAAAGACAAGGGTGCTATACCAGAAATTTTATCTGATGCTCTTGCTGTTTCTTTTGATCCTAACATAGGTCATGATTACATTGAAGATTCGAATGAGAGGTTTGAATTTTATCACAAAGTTGAAGAAAAGATACCTTTTGATTTAGATTATTTTAATAAAATAACTAAAGGTGGATTATCTAAAAAAACTTTGAATGTTGGACTTGCTGGTACAGGTGTTGGAAAATCATTATTCATGTGTCATCATGCGGCTTCTTCAATAGCCCAAGGATTAAATGTATTGTATATTACTCTTGAAATGGCCGAAGAAAAAATAGCAGAAAGAATTGATGCAAATTTGATGAATATTACAATAGATGATTTACATGATATACCTAAAGATATGTTTGAGAAAAAAATAAAAAAAGTTAAAAAATCAACATCGGGTAGATTGATAGTTAAAGAATATCCCCCTGCTTCTGCAAATGTAAATCATTTTAGAAATTTATTAAATGAATTAAAATTAAAAAGAAAATTTGTTCCTGAAATTATATTCGTAGATTATTTAAACATTATGGCTTCATCCAGATTAAAGTATGGTAATACTGTGAATTCTTATAATTATATTAAATCAATTGCAGAAGAAGTTCGTGGTCTTGCAGTTGAAAACAATCTTCCTATTGTTTCTGCCACTCAAACAACTAGATCAGGATTTACAAATACAGATTTTGGACTTGAAGATACTTCTGAATCATTTGGATTGCCAGCAACTGCAGATTTTATGTTTGCTTTAATTAGTACAGAAGAATTAGAAGAACTTGATCAAATTTTAATTAAACAATTGAAAAATCGTTATAGTGATCCTGGTAAAAATAAGAGATTTGTAATTGGAATTGATAGAGCAAAAATGAAATTATATGATCTTGAAGAAGCCGCACAAGATGATTTAGTTGCAAGGTCTGCACAAAAGAAAAAGTCAAGATTCAGCAAAAAAGATAAAGATGATGATCCAGTATTTGATGTCGGAACAAATAATAGAATGAAAAAGAAGAAAGATTTCTCAGAATTTTCCTTTAATTAGCTTGACATAATCTCCCAGTTTGATATAATAGTACTGTATTGGTAGAGTTAGAAACTCTTTTTGTTAATCTCAAATAAATGAGGTGATATGTATAAGTTTATTATGATAATTGCAGTTACATTAACAATATTTTTGGGTGGATGTGCCCCAAAAAATTATGCTGTAGCTGGTAATAAAGGACTTCCATTTGGTACTATTCTTACAGTTGGTGGTCAAAAAATGATTGTTGTTAGTCAAGAAACTCAAGAAGTAAAATTAAAACCTTATAGTTCTGTAAAAAAAGAAACTTCATCTGCATTTATGACAGGTGTTAAAGCAGAAGAACCTAAAGGTAAAATAGTAAAACCAGAGTGGGAAAGTAAAAAAGTTGTTACAGAGGGAGTAAAAACTGTACAAGAATGTCAAGATCCACGAGGATGTCCTCAGGATGTTACAACTGGTGAATGTCTTGAAGGGTGTTCTGAACAAAAAGTAAAAATTGAAATGACAGAAACAATTGTTACTCCAGAAACTAAAGTAGATGAAATTAAACCAGCTTCAGATACATTTGATTCTGAATTAGTTCTTGCAACATTATTTCGAATAGATACAGTTTATGGTGAATTATATGCAGATTATCGTCAATATTATGGAAAACCTGAGTGGCTTTGTGTATTAGCAAATCATATAGGTGATAAACGAACAAAAAAAGCAATATCAAAACTTATTTATTCCAATTCTAAATTTCTAAAGATTTGTGATAGTACATTTCTTCATAGTAAAAATACAAATCTTTGGACTGCATATCGCCCCTAAATATCCTGCCCAAGTTATCCTCAATTAGATAATATAATAAATAGTTAGTGACTATTTATGTTTATATTACAGTACTTAGAGGAAAATGATCGATTTTAAAGATTTTTTGCTAGAATCTCAAGGTGCTAACAAGCACCTTGAGCATATAGAAGATGAAGTTTTGAATGGTGGTTTCGTTGGTGTTAAGAAGGCAATCACATATTTAAGTTCATTAGGATCGACTTTAAAGGGGTCTTCTTCTAAGAAAATTACAATAACGACTAAATGGGATGGAGCGCCAGCAATTGTAGCTGGAATAGATCCTGAGACTAAAAAGTTTTTTGTAGCAACTAAGCACGGAGCATTTGCTAAAGAACCCAAATTAAATTTTTCAGATGAAGATATTGAAAACAATCATGAAGCAACGGGATTACAAGATGTATTAAAAGATTCATTAAAATATCTTAAAGATATTGGAATGGATGGTGTTTATCAAGGAGATTTATTATATAGTCCACAGAAATCTAAAACATTACAAAATATAGATGGTGAATCGCATGTTGTTTTTACACCAAATACTATAACTTATGCGATTAGATTAAGAAGTGAACTGGGTAGAAAAATAACTGCTTCAAAATTAGGCATTGTTTGGCATACAAAATATGTCGGTGAAAAAGTAAATCAAATGGATGCTACATTTGATGTAAATGTTGATAATTTTAAACAAACATCAGATGTGTGGTTTAAAGATGCTGAATACGAAAAAATGGATGGAATAGCATCTTTCACTAAAGAGGAAACTGAAAAATATTTTAATGTACTTTCGATGGCTGGTAGAGTATTTAGAACCCTTAATAAAAAACTGTTAGACAGTATAAAAGATGATAAATACTTAAATACACAGATTAAAGCATTTGCTAATTTTAAAATAAGACAGGGTATGCCCATTGGAAATGTTAATAGTCATGTTGTTGGTTTGATTAGATATTTACAAAATAAGTTAGATAAAGAGGTTGATAAATTAAAGTCGATAAAGGGTAAAGAAAATAGGCGTAAAAAAAATGAGGATATTTTAAAATTTTTTATTGAAAATAAGACTGCTTTGAAAAATATGTTTCAAATGCAGAATATTCTTATAGCCGCTAAAATGATAGTAATTAAGAAATTACAAGATATTCAACCTTTAACAAAAACATTTATACAAACCGATAAGGGTTTTGAAATTACAAATCCAGAAGGATTTGTTGCAGTTACGTTAGATGATGGAGCAGTAAAATTAGTAGATAGGCTAGAGTTTTCTAGACAAAATTTTTTAGCACCAAAAACATTTGGGAGTCGTTAATGCAAGTAGCAGAACAAAGTCTTTTAGACAGATTAGGTGAATCTTATATCAATA